CGTATGAGGATGATAATGGTGGATATGTCCTCTACTCCGATGTGGAGGAATACGCCAATGCGAGAGTGAGGGAGGCGGTGGAGGAGATTAGTGTTACCGTAACGGTATTGTTAATGTCATCTTCGGTGGACGATGAAGAATATCAGCAGTTTCGAGATAGATATGAGGAAGTCAAAGCCAAGGTACTCGAGGCATATCCAGTGGGGAATAAATGATACTACGATTATGGCTAACTGCTTTATTCTGTTTCATTTTTTTTTGTAGGAAGTGTATATGGGATATTGGTATCGGCAGATTTCCTATCAGATGACGATGATGAGGAGGTGGGGGAATGATATTCATACCAGTGAATGTGCCATCCTCCAAAAACTCTAGGAGGAACATCAGAACGAAGTCAGGCCGGAGCCTGTCGCTCCAATCAAAGCTCTGTGAGAGCTACGAGATGTGCACCTGGGCTCACTGGATCGCCGCAAAGACCGAGTTCTTCCGACAGATCAGAGATCTCAAGCCTCCCTACATAGTGTCCTTCTTCTTCATCAGGGACACCAAGAGAGTGTTCGACTACATCAATGCCGCTCAGGAGGTTCAGGATCTCATGGTCAAGTACGGATGGATCGCGGATGACAACTGCGACTACTTGATCCCAGTGTTCACTGGACATAGTGTGTCAAAGAAGAATGCCGGAGTGGAGATCCAAGTGCTCAGAGGACTGAAAACCTATGATGTAGGAGAGAGACTATGAAAAACTGTGCACAGTGCGGAAAGGAGATCGCAGACGGCCAGCACTTTTGTGATGCCCAGTGCCGAGACAAATACTATCCACCTGGTACCAGGAAGAAAAAGCTGGGAGGATCGGCACTGGATCTGAACTACATCAAGCAGCGATCCGCTGAGATCATCCAGGAGATGAGAGACAATGCCAGGACTGTCCATATCAAGAACGGCAATTCAGGGTATGATGTCACCTTCGACTGTAAAGGTGGCATGAAGTGTACGGAGTGCGGTACGGAGATCTTCGTTGCCACTACAGAGGTCAAGAAGGCCGCTGTTCAGATCAGTGTTGAGCTGGACGGATCCTATGCCCTGCACTTCCTTGTCTGCGCTGATAAGCTCCTGGCCAGGATGAAGAAGGCAGAAGGGCTCATGGCAGATGAGGCAAACAAGAACCATCCTCAGATCGAGGTCTGGGCGACAGCGTATCAGAACATGGTGACGAAGTGGGAACGGCTGACCGGCCAACAGTATATACATCCATCAGTGTTTTAGACTATACTTTCATTGACAATACTATCGAAGGAGATTCGATGAACAAAATTGAGGCATACCCTACTCTTGAGGATCTGACGGCGTCAAAGTTTGCATTGACGAACAAGGAGTACAGCATCCTGGTCTACCGGATCAGGGGAGAAACAAAAGTCCAGATCGCATCCAAGTACGGAGTGTCAGCCACCAGGATCGGTCAGATCGAAAAGAAGGCATTGAGGAAGATAGGGCTGACCGGTGAGGTCGCCAGTCCTGTCGTAGAGCCTGCCCCAGTGGCACCAAATTATGTCGGGACGCTGGAACCACCAGTACCAGCACCAAAACCAGAAACACGGTTGACCTATAAAGAGATCTCTGACTTTACTCATTACATTGATAGTTCTGTGGTAGTAGGAAAGCATCTGGATGCCTCCGCTCGTAGTGTGATCAGGGCGGCCTCTAGGGTAGGGACGAATGGTAAGCCTGGATCTGTGGCGTTTGAGGTGAGCGGTTTTGCTACCGATGAGGAGGCCTTAGCTCTGAGAGATATGCTCTGGTATGCCAGCTCCTATGGCGTAGAGGTGATTTTTAATCCGTCCCATCGCAAATAATTTATGTATCGAAGGAGATTCGATGCCAAAGCGTGAGGTGATGACCTGTGCGGATGGTTGACGATACGATCCATGGTCACTGCCTGGGATCGCTTAAAAAGAGAGTGGGTGCGAACATCGTGCGTGTTGTGGAAGCCAAGGAAGTACCGGAGATCTCCCATGATCAAGCAGAAGTCACTCCCATCACCGAAGGCGAAGAGCCGGAAGCCCAGGAAGCCACTGCCATCGATCCTGCAATCTTCTGACATGGCTGATCTCAAGAAGTATGGTCTCACCCTCAAACAGAAGATGTGGGTGGACTACTATCTGGGCGACGAGCTGATGGGTAATGCTACTCAGGCCTACATCCAAGCGTATGGCCTGGACGCTAAGAAGCCGGAAGATTATGCGTTGGCTAAATCGTGCGGTCATGAGAACCTTGCAAAACCTGACATTATTGCCTATATGAACGATAAGATACTGGAGCTGGGGATTACACCTCAGCTCATTGATGCCAATCTATCCTTCATCATGCGGCAGAAGAAAGACCTTGGTAGTTCCCTCGGTGCGTCCAGGGAATTGAACAAGGTTCTCGGCCGGATCATCGACAAATCAGAACAGGTGGTGCACATAGACGAGACGGCACAGAAGCCACTGACGCCGGACGAGATAGCAAAACGAGACAAAATTCTGGCCATTCTGAAAGGCTAACATGGATTTTCCATTGGAAGCACAGCGGTATACAGCGAGACCATGGATCTATGCGAACAACATCAAAAACGAGTTCGGTAATCCAATCGAGTTCCGGAGCCATCGGTTCCTAGAGGATCTGTACGATGACGACTATCCCCAGAAGGCCGTGTTGAAGGCCTCCCAGGTGGGACTGAGCACGATGATGAACCTCAAGCTCCTACATCGTGCTCGGTTCTGGGGAATCAATCAGATCTACACCCTGCCCACAGACGGCGATGTGAGCGATTTTGTGCGTTCAAAGACCAATCGGCTGATCCGTGTTAATCCCTGCATCACGCAGGATCTGGACAAGCGATCAGTGGACAGCATCGAGCAGAAGCAGATCGGCAAGGCGTTTGTGTTCTTTCGTGGCACCTTCGGGAAGCAGAAGGCGATCATGTTGACCTCCGACTGGAACTACCATGACGAGCTGGATACCTCAGATCCTATCGTGGTGGAGACCTACGAGAGCCGGCTATCAGCGTCTCAGCTCCGTGGCCTGGAGTATTTCAGCACTCCATCGATCCCCAACTTTGGCATCGACATGAAGTGGCAACAGTCCGATCAGAAGTTCTGGCGGATCACCTGCCCATACTGCGGCAAGGTCTACCATCAGGAGTGGGAAGAGCGTGACGGCTACCCTCCGACCATCGACATCGAGCACAACTGCTACTTCTGCCCTCACTGCCGGAAGGTGGTGTCAGTCCAGCAGATCTCAGACAATGGCAGATGGGAAGCCAAGTACCCAGGGCGTGACATATCCGGCTACTGGATCCCTCAGATGATCTGTCCCTGGATCTCACCAAAGCGTCTCATTCAGACTTTTCGAGATAGTGAGGACATCAGCCAGTTCTACAACTTCAACCTGGGACTGCCGTACATCAGTGTGGATCAGCGTGTCCAGGAACAGCTCTTCATCAAGAACCTGGTCACAAATGTCCGAGCCGATCAGGCCGGTGGGAATGTGGCAGGGATCGATACCGGCGGAGAGAAGGGACTGCATCTGACCGTGGGTAACGCCAAGGGGATCTTCTGGATGCAGGTACTCAAGGATCAGCTCACTCCAGGAGAAGGACGAGGCCACTGCCAGTTCTGTGGGCGATCCAAAGCGTCTGGCCGGTGCGGATGTCGGTTTGAACAGCTGGCCGATGTGATGACCTTCTACGACATCAGGACAGCGGTGATCGATGGTATGCCATACACCGAGGAAGCCTACGCATTGGCCAAAGCATTCCCATACAAGGTGTTCCTCAACTGGTTCAATGACGATCCCAAGCTGATTGAGATCGTCCGCTACCTGGACGAGGGTGGCCAGAAGGGCATGGAGTTCGAGGAAGAGGTGAAGGTGCTGTCAGCCAGGACTAGGATCATCGATCACGCAGTCAGTGAGCTCCGGCGTGGATCCATACGGTTCGACATGGACAGGGACTCGGTTCATTTCCAGATGCTCCTGAAACACGCAGGCACCATGTATGCCAGGGACACACCGCTTTCCAACCTGCTTGGTACCAGGCGTGAGTGGGTCAACACTGGTGCGAATGATATGTTCCTCTCGTTCATCTATTGGCTAGTCGCTTATATGAAAGGATCCAAGAGTGAACCTAATCGATGATTTGTTAGCTCCTGTAGCGTGTACCACGAGCACTCATGTCGAAGATCCACTGACGATGGAGGATCTGGACAGGATGATCAATCTGGTCAAAGCAGAGAAAAAGGACAAAGAACTAGCCCTGTACGAGAGCTTGGTGATGCTGATACATCACCTGGGAGCCAAGTATGTTGTGAGTGATTGGATTCCGGCGAATGAGATCCAGATGATCGTTGGTAAAAATGTGGAAGTTATGATCAACAATGCCATAGCATCTATGAGTAAAGGAGGATCCAATGGGAAGCAGACAGGCCAAGCGTGAACGGTTTGTCTAGGATCGCATACTCAGGTTGGTTATGAGATTAGATCAGGAGAACGTATGAACGACTACCCAGACTGTCCAGCCAAGGTGTCGATCACCCATACTGAATGGCTCCTGATCCAGGTGTGTCGGAAGAACCAGTATGGAAGCGTGGAGGCATTTATGAAGAGTGGGAAGGTGTGCCGGATCCAGACGAAGGAATCTGTTCTGACCGATAAGCCTGGCCATGTAGAGGTGGAGGTGTCCTGATGGACGGAGAATACCAGTACCGGTGCCGATGCGGTGCGACCTTTGAAGAGAGCCTGGGGAAGTATGGGTGCCCTGAGTGTGAGGCATCAGAAGGTGCCGCACTCCTGATCCAGGCAGAGGAGGAAGAAGAATGAACATCGTAGCTCCTGCGATCGCTGGCGGACGATCTAGAAGCAGACAAGAAACTGGAGCGACTTTTCAGTGGTATTGCCCAGCATATTGCAACCGTTTCGTAGTTCCTCTATACTATTGCCGATGGAGCGATCCATAAGGGCTTTTACCAGCCACGCAGTTTATCGGAAAAACCGAAAGCTGAGATTCATTTCTCACTTTCGGTTTTTTTATGGCAACAAACGACATTGATCCGGTTGTAGCAAAGTGGCAAAAGCGGTTCAAGCTGGCCTACGACTTCAAAAAGCCGATCACGGACAAGTTTGTGAGAATGTATCAGCTGTTCAGAGGCTACGACTATCGGACTGATTACGCATATCAGATCCAGCGTATGCCTCCTATTGCGTTTAAGCTCATAGAGACTTTCGTTTCCAGATTAGCACCTGCCAAAAGGGAAGTACAAATCATCCCACGGATGTCCGATGATACCGAATCTCCATCATTGGCTCGGTGGGATGATTTGCTTCAATACATTTTCGATGTCAGTGACTTCGAGGCTTCAATCAAGACCGATCTCGTCCAGGACAGCGGTATGTTTGGCAAAGGCCTGGCCAAGGTAGTCTGGGCTGGGAAGCTCCCTGGCATCATTCTCTGCGATCCGATGGACATCCTACCGGCTCCGGAGACCAAACGGATGAGACGGTGCCCCTGGCTGATCCATCGCATCGTGAAGAACTACGACACCCTCAAGCGTGAAGAGGATGCTCGTGGTGCTGATCACCTGTACGACAACCTTGATCAGGTCTCACCCTCAAAGGTGGATGACTGGAAGAAGCCCATGTACGAGCTCGATAGTCTCAAGATGGGGCAGATCGAGACCATGAAGAATAAGACCCAGAAGCCAGCTACCTACCAAGGCTATCGCCTGAGCGATATGTACGAGGGTAACGAGGTGGAGATCTGGGAGTGCTATGACTGGGAGACTGATCCTCAGCAACTGGTCGTGATCATGCAACAGAAGGTTAAAGCCAGGGAAGAGACCAATCCTTTTGATTTCCTCAAGTCCAGCGGTGGCCGGAACTTCATCGAGATGGATGATCACCGGATCGCCAGGCATTTTTGGTCGGTCGGCCATATTGAGCCGGTCGAGAACCTGATCCTGGATGTGGCTGATTTCCAGAACCATCGTTCCGAGGTCGCATCCTACATGACAGATCCTGTGGTGAAGATCCGCAAGGATACCGGCATCACCAAGAGAGACATCGTGTTCGCTCCTATGGCGATCTGGGAACTTCGCAAGCTGGATGATGTCGAAGTGGTACCGCCTCCATCCCCGAACCTGGCCTCCAAAGAGATCGAGATGTCGATCCGTGACGAGATCGAGCAGACCCTGGCCATGACCGAGTATATGTCCGGCCAGCCTCAGTCCAGCAACGAGGCCATGGGCAAGGTGGAGATGCTGATCTCCCAGAGCAATCAGCGGCTGTCGATCAACACCGAGAACATTGAAGCGTTCTATACCGATCTCTCCAATATCCTGATCGAGATGTGCCAGGAGCTCCTGGACGAGGATGTGTACTACCGGATCATGGGCAAGGATGGAGCGTCCTTCGGTCAATTCACCTCAGCCGATGCCAAGGTGGCCGTGGATGCCATCGTGAAGATCGAGCCGATCATACCGCCCTCAAAGAAGGATCGCATCAGTGCAGTCATGTTCCTCCTGGACAACATGGTGGGCAAAGACCAGCCGGATCCCCAGGATCCAGAGGCTATGCAACAGTGGAAGATGAGGAAGCGGATCCTGTTCGAGATGCTTTTGAAAGAATTAGACAAAGAACAATACATAGATCAGTTCCTGGGTACTATGCCGGCGGACAAGGCTGTCCCTATATCACCGCCTCTGGCGGTATCTGGGGCTCCTGTGGCGACCCCGAACACGGTTCCTGGGAACATTCCTCCTCAGCAGGCTCCGATGCCTCAGCCAACGCCACAACCGCAGGGACAGCCTATGCAGGCTCCCCAGGGACAACGGCCAGTGCCGCCTAACCAGCAGATGATACCGATCATTCCCAAGCCGATAGCAGGCCAGGCTCCCCAGGGTGCAGGCACCAAACAGGCCAAGATCAGTAAATTGAGACAGATGATGCAGAAGATACCCCTGATTCAAAACCTAGCATAAGGAGCCAGTATGGCAATGTCACTTCCGTCCCTCATGGAGAGTATGAATACCGCTGAAACGAGCGGAGAGTTTGAGTTTGCACCAGTCCAGGAAGCCATGGATCAGGCCAAGGTCAACTATGAACAGACCGGCGATCTCAAGACTACCCTGGATGAGCTGATCGACAAGCTGGACAGCATCAAGGCCGGATCAAAGGATCTCGGTGGGCTGGCCGCCATGGATGAACCAATGATCCCAGGTAACGGAGAGGAATAATGTCAGATCAGACGATGGAAGAACAAAAGATAATTGAGCGTGGAGTAGCCTTTCGGGAAATGGTCGATACCGAAGGCTGGCGGATCCTGAGAGCTGAACTGGAACAGGAGATCCGCATGGATCAATCTGAACTGGTCAGCCTCGTGCTTACTGAGGAAACGCTTGGATGCCCGAAGGCTAGATCACTCGCCGCTCACATTGAAGTTCTTCACAATGTTCTGTTTTCCGTGGATAACACTTTAGAAAATTTCAGAAAACTATCAAATCAATTATCAAAGGAGTAGAGACCCATGAATCTTCAACCGTTCGAGATCCTGACTGCGTTCAAGAACCAGCTCGTCACAGCGACCGCCAATGGGTATTCGCTCGATTCTCGTGATGGTGCTGGCGTTCCCAAGTACGAGACCGCCCTGGTCAACTGGGAAGTCGGAGACATCTCCGGCTATGTCCAGTCCTACATCGAGAGCAACCTGACCAACGCCACCGACAACGATATGCGGTTCACCGCCACTGACGCCGCCGGCCTGGGTACCGCTGGGGATGGGATTACTATCACCTATGTGGATCCGGGAGAGGAAACAGCAACGGAGACGGTTACTGTGGTGGGGAGAGCCATTACGGTGACTCTTCGCAGTGTGAGTTTAACTCTGTCCACCGCCGCTCAGGTCAAGACTGCCATCGAAGCATCAGCCGCCGCCACCGCACTCGTGACTGTCACTGCCAAAGGTTCCGATACCCTAACTGGTGTCGTTGCCGCTATGTCAGCGATCACCACGGCTTCCGGTGCAGACCGCAAGGCGATCACTCTGACCGTTCAAGAAAGCGACGTAGCCGCCAATGCGTCTGCCAATACCACCTGCGCCACGGTAGGGGGCGGAACGGCCTCTCAGGTGGTTGTGGCGAGTACCAGCTACAAAATGCACATCAAACGTACCAAAAGATACGTTCGGTGCGTAGCGACTGTCGCTGAAACCGGGGAAGCAGTCTCCGGTGCGTTCTGTGCTCAGATGATCACCATCGACAATGCTGAGCTTCCTCTCATCACCGCATCATCAGTGTTGAATAGTTAATTTTCAGTTCAGGAGATTCAAATGACAGATGACATGGATCAGGTGTTCTCAAATCTGGAGAATGAGATCGAGGAAGTGCCGGCACCAGGCACTCAGCTCCCCCAGGCCAATCAGCCGGTGCAGGATCCTACCCAGGACGACCAGGACGACAATCAGCCAAAGGATGAGTATCACGGTGTCAGCCGTGAGCAGGTGATTGATCAGCTCAAGTCAACCAAGTCGGAGATCGCCAAGCTCAGGGAGGACTTCTCCAAACAGTTCGAGGCCTTGAAGATCCCTCCAACCGACAAGCAGGTGGTTGAAGCTGTGGACTATCTCAAAGAGATCGGCCTCACCCAGGATCAGATCGATCAGATGAGCGGTACGGACATCGTGAAGATGATGTTCGAGAAGATGGAAGATCGCACCAGCCGGAAGATCAGTGATGCACTCAAACAGAGGGATGAGGTCTCCAAGTCAGCTCAGAAGCAGATCGATGATGCCTACGGCAAGTATCCAGCACTCAAGCCCAAGGGCACCTACAAGGACACGGTGAAGATGGTGCTGGAGAACGCCAAGCTCAAGAAACAGTACCTTACGCTAGATCAGGCCTGCCAACAGGCCAATCGAATACTCAATACGGATGGTCAGTCTGACGGATCGGGATCTGCTGGCACACAAACCCAGATCAAACGATCCAGAATAGCCGTCGAAACTGGGGAGGGTTCGCCCATTTCACCTAATCAGATGGATACTGAGGAGATGCGTATCCACAAACTGCTTAACGGTGGAGAAACTGGGATCCTGGGCGGTCTTTAATACACATTATTGCCCAAATTCCTAAAGAAAGGAGGAAAAAACTATGACAGCAACAGCAACTGGTATTCGTGGAAATGCGAATCTAGTCCCAATCAAGTACGACATCGCCAATGTCATCAATCTTCGTGATCGTAACAGGTTCCCCCTGCTCTCTCTCCTGACCATCCCTTCCGCAAAGGATAGCCGTGGACAGAGCAAATCGATCAAGAAGAGAGTGACGACCGATCCCAAGTTCTACTGGTTTGAAGATACCTTCGGTCTCGAAAGATTCACCGGAGCTTCAACCGTGGATGCTACAGGTGGTACCCTCACCCTGGCTTCTGGTGGCAACAGCCTCCAGGCCGGTGATGTGCTCCTTGTCGCCGCCCAGAAATGGGTATTTGAGGTCTCATCGATCACTTCCGACACCGCAGTAGTCGTGCTTGCAGAGAAAGGTGGAGCAACCGCTACGGCCTCAGCCGTGGGTGATGTTCTCCTGATCGGCAACGCCAACGAAGAGGGTGCTCGTGCTCGTAACATCAAGTCTACGACCATGACCGAGCCCTACGGCTATTGCCAGCTTTTCCGTACCCCCATCGGTATCACGAACACTGCAAAGAATACTGATACCTGGGTGAAGGAAAACGATCTGGACTACCAGAGAATGAAGAAACATACCGAGCACCTCAGAGAGATTGAAAAATCTTTCCTGTTCGGCAAACTTGCCCTGTCCACAGGCGGTACCCATTCCAAACGCTTCACCGATGGCGTAATCAACAAGATCACCACCAACGCAACGGCGAATGTTGACACCGAAGCTGAGTTCCTCACCTTCTTGTCGTCCCAGGTATTTGCCCATGGCAACAGTGAAAAGTATCTCTTCTGTTCTTCTCCGTTCCTGAATCTGATCGAGGGTTGGTTCAAAAACCGTATCCAGATCCGCCAGGACGAAAAGACCTTTGGCATCAAAGTGATGACCTATGAAAGCTCATACGGCACCCTGCACCTGATCCGTCACGAATTGCTCACAGGCACGACCTATGGCAATTACGGTGTGGCTCTGGACATGGAGAACCTGACCTATCGATTCCTTCAGAATCGTGACACTCAGCTCCTGCCCAATCGCCAGGCCAATGACGAGGATAGTGTGGTGGAAGAGTACCTTTCAGAAGTTGGACTCCAGGTCGAACAGGAGACGACTCACGCAGTAGCGTCCGTCAGCTCTCTGTAACCGATTAGCCACAGACGGTTGCTGAGCATATCTCCCACCGCTCAGCGACAATGTGCGGCTAAACCATATCAAGGAGGTTTGAGAATGTCAGAAGAAAAAGATCACGCAGAAATGTCCTATAGGGAACTACAGGAAGAAGCAGGGATCAGAGGCATCAAGAGCTTTGGCCTCAAAAAGGATCAGCTCATTGAAAAGCTCTCAGGCAAGGCTCAGGGGACAGGCGATCTGCCAGCCGGTTCAGTGAAAAGCGATCCTGGGGCATCTGGTGAGGCCACCAAACGGCCTACGATGCGTCAGTATGTGTCTTTGAAGTATTCCAGCCTCCGGCTCCCGATCAAGTCAGCTTACTTCAAATACTACGAGGGTGGTAATGCCCAGCTCGTCAACGGCGAAGCGATCCAGTTCACCGATGGAAGCTACCAGACCGACAATCCGGCCGAGATCGAGTTCCTGGACAATCATCCCAACAACAAGGCAGTGGGCAAAGGCAGTGCGGAGTTCGTTTCCCTGGTCAAGCAGGCCAGCATGGACGAGCTCAAGACTGAGTTCGCCAAAGCCACAAAGACGCTGGAGCAGACCAGGATCGAGAATGAACGCCTGGCACAGGAGAACGCCGAGCTTCGCATGAGAGCGGCCGGACAGGTGCTACCAGTGGCCAAGGCTGAAACTCAGACTGGGATCCGTGGTACAGCGGACATCGTCCAAGCAAAGTTCTAAACACGAGGATCTGATGAGGAATATGGACGGTGCCTATGTTGCGATTCGTAGTGTGGGCATCGTCCGTTCTGTGAAAGAGTATAGATTATTTTCTAGGAGACAGAGATGAAAGACGCTTACGGCAATCCGATCTACGGCAGACCTCTCGGAACCAGCGGCCAGAAGGCAGTGACAACCGCCGGTACCCAGCTCCAGGTCAGCGAGGCATCAGTGAAGTGTGCAGGTGTTCTGGTCAGAGCAATCCCAGGCAACACCGGTGTCGTCTATATCGGCGGAGCGGATGTATCGGCTTCCACCGGCCTGGCTCTCAAGAACACCGATCCGGCCGTGTTCATCCCAGTGGCGGATCTGAACCTGCTCTGGGTGGATTCTGCGTCCAATGGTGATGGTATCAGCTACCTTACTTACTAATTTTTCAGGGAGATTCAAATGGATGATGAAACGCCAGTAGTGCCAGCTCAGCCAGTCGAGGCCGTACCGCCGATGCCAGATCACATGGATATGGTACCGCCACCGGCCAAGCCAGCCAATCCGTCCCAGGAGTTCCTCAATGAGTACAAGACGCTCTGTGACAAATATGGGCTGTTGTTCAGTGCAAGTCCGGTCTATGTGGAGACGAACCATCAGACCTTCGAGCTATCGATCCAGATCAAGGTAGTCAAGAAACAGCAACAGTAGGAGCACCTATGTACTTCGCACAACTTCTTCGAGATCTCAATGCCAGGATGGTCTCAGTCGAGACCACCGGCTTCCATAAAGAGAACGATAAGATCCTCTGGCTCCAGAATGCCATAGAGGAAGTAGGCAACATGACCTACCAGGATCCGGAGAGCGGAAAGATGAAGCGGATAGACTGGGACTGGCTTAAGGATGAAGAGATCGTCCCGACCGTGGCCAGCCAGGAAGCCTACGATCTGCCCACTGACATGAAGTTCGGCGGCCTGAGATCTGTGGTGATCGAGGATGCAGAGGGTACCAGGGCTGAGTTCCATATCGTCACAGTGGACGAGTACGAGAACCAGACCTCCGGCTACCGGAATGTGGCGACCATCAAGAATGGCCACCTGTATCTCAGGGTGTTCAGTGCGGACAACATCGACTACACCGCCTATGAGATCGCAGGAGACGACCTGATCATCTCCTACATCCGGAAGCCAGTCATGCCAGTGATCACGAGCAGAGGGGCTATCACAGCCTTTGCGGCGGCCGGTACGAGCACAACGGTCTCCAGTGCCAGCCATGGGCTTGCAGATGCCAATGTCGTGACGATCATCGGGACACCAAACTATGACGGCATCTACTCCATCGGGACGATTGCCACTGGATCATTCGTGATTCCAGCTCAGTTCCTGGCGGACGATGCCTGCGGTACCTGGTACAAGAGCGGTCTCCTGGAGTTCAATGACGAGTTCGCAGTGCCGGTTGTCCGGCTGGCCTTTGCTACCTGCCTGGAGAAGGAAGGAAAGGGCGAGCAGTCAATGAAAGAGCAGGGTGACGCAAGGAATACCCTGATCGCTCTCAGTGAATCCCAGGCCAAGCAGATCACCAGGGCATACAAAGGCCAGGCCAGCTCAACCTTTTTTGGGTAATCAGATATGCTCTATGTCGTAGATTCATTCGAGGGCGGGCTTTCAGAGGATGCGTACCGTGGGCTCAAAGGAGCCTTCCGCTACGGATACGGCCTGGACATCAGACAGACCAAGGACACGCTCACCTGCAATCAGAAGCTCAAAAAGGACAGCGGTACCACGATCACCGAGCTGATCCTGTTCCAGGTGTCTGCTTCTGATGGCAATCTCTACCTGTTCGGGGATGCCGGCGGTATCTACAAGATGACGACCAGCACTGGAGCCTATACCAAGATCGCTACCTACTCAGGTACGGCCGGAGCCGGTGCCAGGATCTGCGGTGCAGGAGAGTTCACGAACAATGATCCGACCACAGCGACACTCAGCACAAATCTGACCGGTGCAAACAATGATCTGGTGTTCACAGCGATCACGCCAGGCGTGGAAGCGAACGATATATCCATCGAATACATCAATCCAGGGGTGGAAACGCCACTGGAGACCGTCACAGTGACCGGAAACGCTATCCAGGTGACGCTCAGGAGCGTATCTACGGTGCTGTCGACTGCCACTCAGGTGATAAATGCCATCAATGCCAATGCTTCTGCTTCGATCCTGGTCAGCGTGGCCAATAAGAGCGGAAATGACGGATCCGGAGCGGTGATTGCCATGGCACACACGCACCTGGCCGGTGGAACATCGACCTATAAGGCCTACATCTACTTCGCAACCAAGACTACGCTCAACCGGATGCTGGTATCCACCAATGTGATCACCCAGGACTGGAAAGCCCTCAGTGATGTCGGTACTACTGGCTGGCACAGCATGGCCGAGGCAGTGGGTACCCTCCAGATCGCCAATTTGAACGATTTGGCCTTCGTGGACTATGAGGGTGGCTTTACGATGTCCGGACTGGACTTCCCAGCCGGTGATGTCGTCTCCACAGTGGTAGGCCAGGACAACTCCGTGATCGCCGGCACCACCAACAAGCTCTACAACTGGGATCGCTTGCAGGTATCCTGGCTGAACCGGCGTGAAGTGCCGGACATGAGCATAGATGCCATGATATTCAGCAACTACCTCCTGATCCATTCAGGATCCACGCTCTACAGCTGGGACACTTCCGCCCTGGTACCGATCCGCCAGATGCTCAGATCCGATCATTCCGTGAAGCCTGGTGCAATCGCCAACTACAAGGGCGTTCCCTATATGGGTGTGAACGGTGCGGCGGATGTCGGCGTCTACTCCTACGGCACCAGGAGCATGATCAAGAACCGCACACTCAACTTCGAGTATGTGCTGTCCCATGGCAAGACGGCATCTGTCTCCATCGGATCAGTGCAGGCACACAACAACAACCTGTATGTGGCCTGGAAGGATGGCACCACCTACGGTGTGGACATCATCGACACTGCCAACAAGGCCGTGGCCAGGTATGAGGGACTGCGGTTTAGGACAAAGACGCTGGAACAGCAGAAGTTCTCGTTCATCCAGCTCTTAATGGAGCCCTTGCCTACCGGTTGCTCGATCCAGGTGCAGTACAAGGTCAACGGCCAGGCCTCCTGGATCACTGCCAAGGTGGCCAATGGATCTCCGACCTTCACGATTGCCAACTCCACCAAGGCGATCTTCAAGATCGATCCGGATCCCAAGTACGGAGGGGAAGAGATCGAGATCGCACTGACGCTCACTCCCAGTGGCAACACCGCTCCGGACATCAAGGCTATTGTGACTACCTTTGACGCAGTAGGGAACAAATAATGGAGATCAAGGTATACCACAACGAATACTACGATCAGCCGTACCTCCAGGGTGACAATCCTGCGAGTGCGGTTCTCGGTACTCCAATGGTCATACCGGCCGGATCTGTTGGGTTCAAGGAGCTGGCCTCCAATGCAGTCAGGGGCGTGAACATCCATGATGGATCGATCACGGCCGAGAAGCTCAGCGTTGAATCCCTTTCTGCGATCTCAGCCGTCATGGGTACGCTGGTGGCCGGAGAGATGCACATACCGGATATGACCTCACCTGAGAGCTACCATGTGGACGGCTTTGGCAATGTTTGGTGGGGATGCTCGAAAGATGCCTTCGCTCTGGATCGCAACAATGCGGTCTCATTCATCCTGAAAAGCGGAGAAGCCAGGTTTTCCAATGTGGAACTCACCTCATCTGTCGCTCTAGCCTATACCAATGCCAATCACTTCACCGCCAACTACCTCGGAGACGATGTAGATGCTTCATTCATTCTCAACCGGACGACTGGCGGAGCTATGCACCTAGTATGGAATGGTGTCACCGCTACTCTTAACCGGCCGTTTGATCCGCTCGAATTGATTATCCACAATATTTCTGACACAGAACCTGTCTCGCCGGTGGCTGGCCAGGTCTGGTTAGATCCATAGGAGATTCACCATGATTTCAGTATTCACGCCAGTACATAAGACCTCAGCACCATTTCTTCTCGATGCCTACAAAGGCATGATGTCCCAGACCTACACGGACTGGGAATGGGTGATCTGCCTCAATAACGGCGGATACATCGATGAAGCGATCAAGGATCCCAGGATCAAAGTGATCAGCATAGAGGATGTCGAGCATTACAGCATCGGCCGTCTCAAGAAGTTCTGTTGTGACAATGCCAAGGGAGAGATCCTGGTGGAGCTGGATGCTGACGATATTTTAACGCCTGACGCACTGGGATCGATCCTGGCGGCGTTTCAGGATGAAAAGGTGCAGATGGTGTATTCCAACTCAGCGGCCTTTGACGATGGTACCTGGAAAGCCTCTACCTTCTCTGAATACTGGGGCTGGAGATCTCGGCCGTTCATCTTCGAGGGACATCCTCTGCTTGAGACGATTGCCTGGGAACCGAGCGTTCAGATGATGAGACGGATCGAATGGGCTCCTGATCATGTGCGGTGCTGGCGGACATCGGCGTACAAAGAGCTCGGCGGCCATGATCCAGAGATCAAAGCCGGAGACGATCACGATCTCTGTTGTCGGACATATCTGACATACGGCCAGGCTGGCTTCAAGCATATCGATCAGTGCCTGTATCTCTATCGCCTGCATCCATTCAATTCCAGCAAGACCTACAACGCTGATGTCCAGGCTCAGACTGACAAGAACTACTGCAAATACTCTCGTGATATGGCGACCAAGTGGGCGTTCGACAATGGCCTGCGGTGCCTGGATCTCGGTGGACAGTTCAACAAATGGGATCACTACGAGACCGTGGATCTGATGAACGCTGACATCATCATGGATCTGGACGAAGAGCACTGGAACCTGCCGGACAATTCCGTGGGTGTGATCAAGGCGTACCACATCTTCGAGCACCTCAAGGATCCTATCAATGCCATGAACGAGGCCTTCCGTGTGCTGGCTCCTGGTGGCTTCCTGTTCATTGAGGTGCCGTCAGCGGATGGCCGTGGTGCCTTTCAGGATCCCACGCACAAGAGCTTCTGGAACCAGAACAGCATCTGGTATTACACCGATCAGAACTTCGCTCGGTTCATTCAGCCACGCTATAAAGGGAAGTTCCAGAAGGCCAGGGTGGCGACCTTCTACCCAGGACAGTTTGAAAAAGACAATGAGATCCCATATCTCCAGGCGGATCTGATCTGCCTCAAGGCTCCCTATACCAATAGACCAGTAGGAGAGGTGCTCATCTGATGGCGATTCTGAAGATCCGGAACGAAACGAATACAGGCTGGTATGAACTTGGTGCGGCCGGAGCTCAAGGAGCTCAGGGTGCCCAGGGTTCAGTCGGTGCCCAGGGATCGGTCGGGGCACAGGGAGACCAGGGCGTTGCCGGATCTACAGGTGCTCAAGGTGCCCAGGGACAGGCTGGAGCCCAGGGAAGCGTAGGAGCTCAGGGGGCAGACGGAGCTCAGGGCAATCAGGGCGTTGCCGGTGCGACAGGTGCTCAAGGGACACAGGGCGATGCCGGTGCCCAGGGATCAGTCGGGGCTCAAGGTGCGAACGGTGCCCAGGGGAATGACGGTGCGGCTGGAGCGACCGGTGCTCAAGGGACGCAGGGAGAAGCCGGTGCCCAGGGATCAGCCGGTGTTCAGGGGGCAGACGGAGCTCAGGGCAATCAGGGCGTGGCCGGATCGGCCGGAGCTCAGGGGACGCAAGGCTTGACTGGATCCCAGGGATCAGCCGGAGCCCAGGGTGCGAATGGTGCCCAGGGAGCAGTCGGTTCCCAGGGAAACCAGGGATACCAAGGCCAAACCGGAGCTCAGGGAGCGGCCGGATCGCAAGGATCGGTCGGTGCCCAAGGTGCCCAGGGAGCGGCCGGTGCAGTCGGGGCGACCGGCATCACATGGAGAGGAACATGGGGCAGTGGAACAGCGTATGCCGTCAATGATTGCGTAGCTCTCACTGGAACCTCATATATCTGCATACAGGCTCATACAAATCACACGCCGCCAAACGCTACTTATTGGAATGTTCTCTCTCTCGTTGGTACGCAGGGTAGCCAAGGTGCCCAGGGAAGCGTAGGAGCCCAAGGTGCGACCGGTGCGGCCGGAGCCCAGGGGGCATCGGGAGCTCAAGGTTCTCAGGGTGCGGCCGGAGCTCAGGGATCGGCCGGAGCCCAGGGAACGCAAGGCAGACAAGGTTATCAGGGACAGACCGGAACGACAGGTTCACAGGGAGCTACAGGAGCGGCCGGAGCTCAGGGAAACCAGGGAGCGGCAGGTGCCCAGGGAGCGGCAGGTGCCCAGGGAGCGGCAGGTGCCCAGGGAAGTCAGGGTGCGACCGGTAATGTCGGTGCCCAGGGATCCGTGGGAGCTCAAGGAAACCAGGGTTTGACCGGAGCACAAGGAGCGACCGGTGCCGTGGGTAGTCAAGGTGCCGCAGGTGCGGCAGGTGCCCAGGGAGCGGCCGGAGCTCAGGGAAACCAGGGAGCGGCAGGTGCCCAGGGAGCGGCAGGTGCCCAGGGAAGTCAGGGTGCGACCGGTAATGTCGGTGCCCAGGGATCTGTTGGTGCCCAGGGCGATGATGGTGCGGTCGGTGCCCAGGGAAGCCAAGGTAGTCAAGGAAGTCAGGGTGCTCAGGGAGCACAAGGGTTGCTCGGATCAGTGCTGGCGTCCGCCGTGGCTATTAGTGCCGGTGGATATTTCAAGATCGGATCAGGCACGAAGGACAGCACTCTGAACGGGATACAGATCGACAGTATAGAAATTGTTTGCCAGACGAGCGGAGCCGATACGGTGGCGATTGGATCCGCAGGAATAGTCGTCTCAGGGGCTAGTGGAATAGTCGTAGCGAAAGCCGCAGACGTATCACTGCTTGGAGACAGTATGGATGACTGGGGCAGGATCATCTGGAAGCGAACTGGAACTTCTACCCCCAATATTGACATTGCTGGATATGTCGATGCGAGCGGATATACAACATTAGCAATATCAACAAACAGCGTCGCCGCCGGCAAGGCATCTCTGTACTTCGGAGATACGCCTGAATCAGAGAATTGGTACGATATCTATATGTACGCAGGACACAATATAGAGGCACGCATAGGTACATACTTCTATTTGAAAAGTGCAGATTTTTCACCCACTACATTTCTGACCGTCCAAAACACAATAGGCGAAGCTGTCTTCACATTTAACAATCAGATTATTGTGGGTGCCAACACAGATGTTGTGAATATACTTGGCAGAGCGAAGATCGGATATAACGGCACTAACTCAGATGTTGCTTGTTTTTCTCATTATGACCAAATGTCTAATGTAGCTTTTAATGTGGCAAGTGTTTCCAATGGTGATCTAATTCTTAATGCAAAAACAGGACGAACAGTTTATATCCGCAACAACGCATCGACCACGAAACAGACTTATTTTAACTCAAGCGGCATGTGGACTATTGCCGCTTCGATTTACGGACTGAGTCTCAGCACATCGGACAATGCAAATGTCGGGATATTGGGTGTTTATAGTGATGATTTTATCTGGGATGGTCTACGGTCGGTCAACTATTATGTCCCATCCTATGGGGTAGGATTTATGCCGGTCAATACTGGATACAATGGAGCAAAAGGGCTCGTCCTGTCCAGCTGGGGGGGAGTTGTAATATTCGGCGGAAATGGGCTAGGTTGGCAGGTGCGAAACGATGGAAGAAACCGGTCATGGTCAATTGATCCCAAAACTACAGGAACGTATGATCTGGGTTCGTCTGCCCTCCATTGGAACAAGCTCTGGGGCTACCATTGGGGATCAACCGGTGACATCGTAGGAGATCAGAGTTTTATATGTGTGAGTGCCGCCGGTAAAAATATAGGATCATCCTCTGCTTACTGGAATGCAATAAATTACAAGACGCTGATCGACAGAGGATGCTTGGGGTGGTTTGATGAGGGCGTCTATATGCCTGACGGCAATAAATATGACGACCTCACTGCACTCACTAAGATTAAAAAGCATCCAACGGAGAAAACGGTGTATGGTATACCAAAATTGGATTATGACACTTTCCCAATAGTATCTCAAAGGAAAACATTCGTTGCGAAAAAGGACATTAAGAAATACGAAATAATGGAAGATGGATCAATGGCCGTGCAGGATTTCCCAAAGGGAGAGAAGGTCGGAGTAGATGGAGTAGAGATGACATCGATGTTCTCCATTATGATAGGAGCACTTAAGCAAGCAAAACTCGAACTGGACACTCTGAAAGCTAAAATCGCAAAATTAGAAAACAAGGCCGTATAATTATCACAAGGAGCATAGCAATGGCAGTCACCAACCTCAACCAATACTACACCGACAAGGGACAGAAGCTCCCTACCCTCCAGGATCGCAGCCTGCTGTACGAGCAGTACGGCCTCGGGACTGCACGATCATACGAGGGGACAGCCCAGCAGAACACGGCACTCCTGGGTGCTCTGTACCAGGCTGACAGTGCACCGCCGGCACCGGCCGCTCAGCCGGAACCAGTGGCACCGGCACCGGTAGCCGCCGCTCTAGTAGACACGACCACCCTGGCCACGCCCACGCAGGCACCGGTGACCGCTCCAGCTACACCTGTCTCCAACATTCCGGAGAACGCTACCTTCTTCACCAGGTACGGCCAGGGTGCCCATCTGGTGAAGTTCAACAACGATCCGACCGTCTTTGTCCAGGATGCATCAGGCAAGATCCTGGCTCGGTATGGAACGCCGGCCGAGGCTGTAGCTGACTATGGCTCCAACTGGCAGTCCAGCATCCAACAGGGTATGCCGATCACCAACAATGTGCTCCGTCAGTTCGATCCTAGATCTGGCGTAGCGGCGTATGGCTTCGACATTGGTGGCAATCCCTACTATTTCGGCAATCCTGATACCGCCTATGAGGCCTACGGTACAAACGACTGGAACACCATCAACAGCCGTGTCTCGAATACCATGGATCAATCAGATCCTACCGGCATGGAGATCGGAGCGGAGAACCTTCTTACCCAGCTGGACACTCAGAACGATGAGCTGGTGAATTACCTGACCACTGGATACGACACTGAGTATGTGAGCCTTGGCCTGGGTGAGATCAAGACCAATATCACGAACCTGGATAGCCAGATCGCAACCGTCACAGCACAGCGTGATGCGGCGATTGCTACCACAAAGGCCAATCCTGGCATGAGTGCGGCGGCGATCACCGGCGATGTTGGTGCCCTGGTGGATAAATACAATGCCCAGCTCGGTGCCCTGGTCGGTCAGCGGAACAGTATGGCGGAATCCTACAACACTGGGATCTCCCAGCTCCAGACCAAGATGGGTCTCAATGTCCAGGGACAACAGCAGGGGATCACTGGCACCCAGACGCAGTACAACGCAGTCACCGGCCGGATGGATGCACAGAGCGAAGCGGCTACCACCGCTCTCCAGATGCAACTTGATCAGGCCAACAATGATCGTGGCTTTGAGATCCAGGAGTTCAACGCCGAGACCAGCCGATATACCGCCACGAAGCCAAGGAGCACAACGACATCCACACCAAAAGAAGAAAAACCAACCTATACTAGAACACTGTCGAATGGCGAGACCATTGAGATCTCCGCTACAGCATATGCCAAAGAAGTCGAGAAAGATGCCAAGAACCAGGCCGAGATCGACATCCAGGCCGACATCGACTATGTGCTGCCGTTCTTCGAGAGCTGGTCAGATGGCAAGGCTGGCTACTCCTATGACTACATCTTCCAGAAGCTGAAATCTACCTATGGTACATGGTACAGTGATGAAAAACTGAGAGAAGCCTTGTATGAGCGTGGTATAGAAGCAGAATAATAGGGAGCATTCATGCCGATACGAGCCTTTGTAAAACGATCAGAACAGGCCAACACGCCAACGCCGGCGGCCGCCGCTCCAGCTCCTGCACCTACCAGGAGAGCGTTTGGTTACAACCTCCGGCCAGCTCCTGCACCGGTGGATACCACGATCAGATCCGCACTCCCTGGCCAGCCATTGCAGACCACGACACCGATGCAGTCCATGATGTTCCAGCCTCTCGGTGCCACTGCTAGCACTCCTGGGCTGTCAGTGCCATTTACCAACAATGCCGGCAGGATCAACCTTGGCGGAGATCTCACTGTGAACGGAGCCAGGCCGTCCGGCCTTGGTGTCCTTGATAGCAGCGGTCTCGATGTCAAAGGTGCCTTGTCTCGTCTCACGCAGATGGAAATGATGCCAGCTCCCCAGGCTCAGGCTGGTCTCCCTGGTATGTCCGGATCCGGATCAGGTATGCAGATCTCCAGGACTGACAATCTCACGGTCGGTGAGACCGGCGGTACTGGATCTAATGCCCTGTTCCCTGAACAGGCGGACGAGCAGTACCGAAAGTCGGCGACAGATCTCAGTGACTTGGACAAGTTCACACTGGGACTGGCTCGTGCATCTGATCCAACAATTATGAGCTTTCTATCATCAGATTCTGATGTCCAGTTTGACAATAACGACTTCTTCACCGGACTTGGTGCTGGAGTAGGGATACTGATCAATGCCCCAATCCAAATGATCAAGGCCCCTGGATCCTACGGAACAGAGGGTATCAGGAAATCTATCGAACAGAATGATGCTCCGATTCCCCTAGCGATCCTGCGTGGACTTGGATATGGTGCGGCTGATATGGCGTATGACACCGGTGCTTTTGCTATAGGAGAAGCTAAATCCCTCATCGATGGAACACTTTGGAAACAATTTCAGACATCACCTATTGAAGCTCTCGCCAGGGTGGCCGTGGATGTCTACGCCGCAAGAGCCGCATACCTGGGTGTAAAAGCTACCGTGAAGCCATACCTCACCGAGCCAATGATGAAGGCCACCGGCTTTGGCAACTGGGAGCTGATCACGAGGGATGTAGTCTACAAGATCCAGAACGCCAAGCCTGGCGAGGTGGTAGGCTTCACGCCGGCCGAGGCTCAGGTATACAAACTCCTGGACAATAGGATCAAACGCAAGATCGCCAATGTGAATAATCCTACGCCCATGGAAGCCAGGACAGTCACCAGCTCCATGTTCAATGGTGTGAAGGACAATCCTATCGCCAAGGGTGTCGCTCGTGTGTTCGGTATTAAGGATCAAATCGTAAAGGGCACCGAGGTGATGAGTGCTCAGACCAGGGGAACATCGATCCCAGTGCCGGCCGTACCAGAAGCTCCGAGATCTCTCGGCACTGGTGCTGTAACAAATCCTGATGCTGCACCTGGAGTGCCCAGCGAGATTTTGAAAAATGTGATCAATGATACGAAGGCAACTCCTGCACAGAAATTGCAGGAACTGATAGACAGAGAAAAGGTCTATGATCTATCTCCTGATCAGATCGTCCAGGTCAATCAATACAAATCGCTCCTGCAAGATCTGATCAAAAAGGAAGAGGAAATCAAACGCATATCGAACGCAAAGCCCTCCACAAAAGCTGATCAATCACTGATCGACTCTGTTGTTGGGAAGCTGGACAAAGATGAGGCACTGGCAAAGACCTTCACAGTGGAGAAGTTCATCGATCAGACGACCAAAACATACAAAATGGCTGAGGATCCAGATGATATGCCTGGACTCGGCAAGCGTGTCATTGAAGATGTCTCCATGAAGGTGAGTGATATTCTCAAAGATATGGAATGGGAGCAGGCGTTCAAGAGATCTGTGGAAGGGAATACGGCAATCGAGAACAGCCTGGCAAAAGCTGAGGAATACAGCCGAGAGTTCGCAAAATTGAATCCGACTATCTATTTTGGTGGTGCGAGATCCTTTACGATCCCTGTCCTACCTGTCCAGACACAGCCAGATAGCAAAAATCAGGCACCTACAAGCCCCCAGGAGGCCGTTTCGGCTCCAAGTGGTACATCCGGTCATCCGGAGGTTCAATCTGCCCAGCCTGCCCCTACCATTAAGGAAGAAACAACCTTCTATCGTGGTGGTGGACACGGATCAATGCCGAAAGGAATGACGGCAGCCGACATCATAAATTACGAGAGAGACGAACTAGGCAACGCAGACATAACAGTAGAGCCTGGAATCGAAATTGAGTGGTTGAAAGCAGACAGCCTCATATGGCTCACAGAGAGCAAGGATGCTGCGGCAGAATACGGAGATGTAGAGCCGGTCAAGATCTCGAACTATAAGATTGTTGCCAGAGACGGACAGGGTGGTGTATTGGTATGGCCTGTCAAAACTCCAGCCACGGGAACGAACCAGAGAACAGCAGACCAGATCGCCGCCGATCAGAAACAGAAGGATGCCGTAGAGAAACTGGAACAGGAGAATGGTCAGATCCTATCGAAGGCCAGGCTGTACGATACGGCGGCCAGTCGTGTAAGGCAGGGACGATCTACCCAGGCGGAGTTCAATGATCTCCAGGCCAAGGGTATGCTTTCCACCGAAGAGGAATACCAGCAAGCCCAGGAGATCAGGAAGCAGATCCAAGCGATCAAGGACACTCCAGTGGGATCACTAGTGCAGTCTGGTGAAAAATCACCGGTGCCTAGCGAAAAATCACCGGCGAAGCCCTACGATCCGGCCAAGGAGATCCTAGCGGCTACGCAGGAACCAACTACCTCACCAACGACCAAACCAACTACCTCAGATCCTGAAAAGACCATGACTATTGGTGAGCTCCCTTTCCTGGATCCAGTGGAATACGCCGATGTGGCGGACATCCCAGTGGAGTTCAACGCAGAGACACCATCCGCTCAGATCGTTCTCGCAAAGTATGAGGATGAGAATGGTATCGTGGTTTCCCAGGAGGTTGTGAAGATCTGGCTCAATCCGATGCTGGATGATAAAGAAGCCAAGATCTCCATGATCCATGAGATCCAACACGCTCGTGATGTAAGAGCTGGGATAATCCTGGAGCCGGAGTTCACGCCGGAGCAGAAAGACTGGCTACTGACACCGGAAGGCCGGACGGCAGTAAATATGGAAAAAGCAAAGATGCCAGCTGGCACTCCTATAGAGGATGTCGCCATGAAGGTTCTCCATGATCGCTACGAAGCGACACCGCAGGAAGTCAGGGCGAGACAGGCCGTAGAGGATGCAAAAGCAAAAGATGAGGTACTATACAAAAGCCACAAGGTCGGAGATCTCCACTCCATCGGAGGGATCCCTAGTGAGCTGGTCAGGCTCGAGAGCTACGATGGCGTGGACTACGAGCTGTGGGACTCGGCCGGTCTCGATTCAACTGTGGCTACTATCCGTGTGTACGACACTGGAGCTGGCGAGTTCGTCACGATCCAGAAGTACAAAGATTTTGACAAAGCAGAGGAGGTCTACAACACCGAGACCAAGATCCTCAAGAAGATGGATGCTCCGGCCAAAAAGCCAGAATGGGGCAATCCGGAGGACATAAAGAAAGCCCAGGTGTCGGCGAAGGCCGGCGAGATCCTGGATGCGAAGAAGGCAAAGGAAAACGCCGCAAGTGCTCAAGACATGGCCACCAGGACTTCACTACCTGGCTTTGGTGCCGAGATCCGTACCGGCCAGCAATCGATCTTCGATGTGAAGCCGGATCTGGAAGTGGTCGCCACGGCCGTAGAAAAAGACGGTAAAAGTCTGACGACAGAAGAACAGTCTGACTATCTCAGGTTCACCTTGCAGGACATGGTAAACAAAGAGATCACCGCCATGATCCCCGAACTGGAAAACGCCACAGTGGGAGAACGGATCATCGCCGGAGAACAGGATGGATATGTGAAGAACGGAACCTGGATCGGTGTTAAAGCGGTATTCCCTAGCTGGTACTATCAGCTTCCCTACACGCCGGCCAGAGCGGACATCATCAATATCATGCAGAACGAGGATTCGGATTCAATGATCAGAGATAAATTAAAGGAGATTGCCCATGACCGCCTTCTCAACGGCTCAGAAGAAAAGACAGGCTTTGGAAAGATCCCAGCAGACGAAAACTACAAAGCAGTATTTGAAGAGTTTTCCAAAACGAACGCACCGGACACCGCTCAGCGAACAGCAGATCAGGATAGTGAACAACATAATCAGAAGCCGGAGCTAGTCAACGCTCCCCCAGTAAAAACTCCGAGCTTCACTGAAAAGGTGAAAGCAGGAGACAGAAGTGCCGTGATCCCGAAGGTCTCTGAGGTAACTGTAGATGGTGTTACTCTGGAAAAGTTCGAGAACAGCACAGTTAAGATCATGGATGAAACTCTAATGACAACGAGTGCTGGCATCAGAGTGGCAGGGCGTTTCGTAGATCTCGGTTTAGGTGTCGGATCCAGGATAGGATTTGTACATAAATCCAATACTGGTGCATGGATGGTAGCTGATTATGAGACTGGGATAGCCTATGGAGGCAATAAGACACGCACTGAGGCATTAGAGACAGCCAGGAAATTGATCATCAACGGATGGCAGAACTTCCCTATCATCATCCAGGGTAGCAGGAAAGTGAACGAACTACCTGCCAGCATGATGATTGAAAAGCCACAAGGGAGTATAATACAGCCAAAGGCAGAGACTATTAAACCGGAGGTGCTAGATGGCCAATCAGCCGATGCAGGTGCTGGGAGTAGCGATAACGCCGGAGAAGTACCCGATGCTCAGCGACTGGGATCCGCAGACACTGGAAAAGCAGATACTGTCAACGGTGAACCGACTGTACGAGGGGAACCTCAAGGCAGTGCCGTCAGCATTATCGATGCTGGAGATGGATCTGGCGGCCGAAAGAGCGGTACAGCTGTCATACATCCCACCAGACGAACCGTAAAGAAAACAGCGACCTCTCGCCTGGCACTCAACCAGCAGGTCGAAGAGATCATCCATAGCAAAGGCAACGAAGAACGCTTCGATCCAGCCGCATACGATGAGGCAGAGAAACGGATTCTCTCTCAGTATAGCGGCTACGGTGGTATCCGTGAGCGTGAGGATGGCCAGGTGGACGGTGCCCTGGATGAGTTCTTCACGCCTTCCAAGCTGGTACGGTTCACCTACAAAAAGCTGATCGACATCATGGGTGCTGATGCCCTGGCCAAGGTGGAGTATGTGGTGGAGCCTGCCATCGGCACCGGTAACTTTGTCGCTTTCAGCCCACTGGCCGACACCAAGTTCCATGGCTACGAGATCAACACCTACTCGGCAGTGGTATCAAAAGTGCTCAATCCTGGCATGGTCATGGAGACCAAGGAGAAGCAGAAAAAGACGGATTATTATTCCTACCATCCAATCTACGAGACGATCCCTCAGGGATTCCAGGAACAATTCATACAGGACAATACCGGCGGACATCTGCCGGAGCCCTATGCGGATCTGGTCGTGGGCAATCCTCCCTATGGCAAATACATCGGGGAGGCAAAAGGAATGGGCGAGGGTACCGAGTTTGGCACCTTCATCGAATACTTCATTGGCCGTGGCCTGGCGATCCTCAAGGATGGCGGACACCTGGCCTATGTCGTGGACAGCCGGTTCCTGCGTGGAGCAAGTAGCAAAGGCAAGGAAGCGATTGCTCGGCTCGGTGAGTTTGTCGGTTCCTATCGGTTCCCCAATGGAGCCTTTGGCGAGACCGGCACCGATGTCGGAACAGATCTGGTGATCTTCAAACGGATCCCCACTGAGGACAGCCTGGTGATCAGTGGCCGTGTCGCTCGGATGTCCAATATCTCTGACGAAGTGATGATGCAGAAAACGCCAGAGAATATCTTTGGTGAGCCTGGTGTGCGTTCTGGTCGCTTCGGAGAGGAACCATTCGTTAAAGGCTCCATGGCGGACATCCCCACGGTGGACAACGAGGACTTTGTTGAGGTCAGATCTCATCCGTCCAATGTGACCAGCAAGGCCAAGATTATCATTCAGAAGCCCATGGAACCAGCACCGATGCTGGACGATGATTCTTTTAAGAAGATCGAGACCAAGCTCAAGCTCAACCACAAAGTCAAATACAAGATGATGGATATTGGCAACTCCATCGATGAGGATCCCACTGTGATGTCAGCATACAGAGAGATCCAGTATGACGGCACCCTGCCGCAGTCATTCATAAAAGGCCTGGCACCAGAAGAACAGGTAAAGAGCTTCAGCTTCCACCAGGGAAAATGGAAGCTGGACGATTTCTACCTGGAGAACCAGAACCTCTACACGCTGCTTGAGGATCTGGAGACTGATCACGATTTCATATCAGATGAGCAGTACGAGAAGCAGGCCAAGTACATCGAGGATCATCTGCCCAGGTGGATCGAGGCAAAGAACATCAATGTCCATCCTACCTCTGAGCTGTGGAAGAACATCCAGACGGCCAATGGCGTGTCTGTTCGTGATGAGTTCCTGTCGAGACTGAGATCCTATCCGGCTGATATGTTCGAGGGAATAGGGATCGGCACTACCATCAGCTATGTCAGCGGAGAGAACCTGACCCAGGGGAAGATGACCGACGAAGAGCGGCACTTCATCCGCAACAATGCCTCCAGGATCGCCGTGAAGCTGTTTCGGTACTATCTGTCCCAGATCGATACCGATCCAGCCACCAAGAAGATCATCGAGGACGATTTCAACAAACAGAAGAACGCCTATGTCTTTGTCTCCCATAAAGATATGCCGATGGAGACAAAGGTGAATAAGGATTTCGCCAAGAACTTCGAGCTCAATTCCGCACAGCATGAGGCAATCGGCTTCCTACTGGCCAGGGGAAAAGGGATCGCTGCCCTGGATGTCGGTGTAGGAAAGACGCTCACCGCCGTGATCGCTACCCAGGAGCTGTTCAATCGTGGCTGGGCGAAACGAGCCGCACTGATCGCACCCAATCCAACCGTGGGTGCCCAGTGGATCAATACGATCAAACGGATCTTCCCAGAGGCTACGATCTACGATTTCAGGGATTCAAAGAATATCGCCAGCTTCGCCGGTCGGAAGCTGGATGAGCGGTCATTCACGGTAATGACCCAGAAAGGCATGGACAAACTCTCGCTGACTGACGATTCATACTTTGAGCTGATCGACGAGCTGACCGAGGCCATGGGAGGTGAAGAGCTCACGCCCAGGGAACGAGACCAATTCATCGAGAAGGTCAAGGAGCTGATCGGCCAGGCCAAGATGGGCACCAGTCCTGTCACCCTGGAAGAGCTCGGCATTGATCACCTGGTCATGGACGAGGCTCACAACTACAACCATGTGATCGAGGGTGTGCCAAAGAAGCTGGACAAAAAGACCGGTAAACCGATCCGCAATCCCTACACTGAGCTGCAAATGAACCGCAGCAAGCGTGGGCTCAAGATGTTCATCATGGCCAAGCACATCCTGAAACACAACAACAACCGTAATGTGTTCCTGATGACGGCTACTCCGTTTGCCAACAATCCGCTCGAGCAATACACCCTGTTCTCCATGGTCGCTGCCCAGGAGATGAAGGATCGTGGTGTCTACAATGTGCGTGAGTTCACGGACACCTTCTTCGAGATGGAGATGCTCAGAGTGGTCAAGCCGTCCGGCAATATCGACTTCGCATCCGTGGTCACGAAGTTCAAAAACTTCGATGTGTACCGCCAGATGGTGGGATCCTCCATGCTCAAGATCGACGGAGAGGATGCCGGCGTGATCCGGCCGGAGAAGCACAACAATGAAGTGTACCTCAATCCGAGTGAGCTACAGCTCAACCAGGGGCTCCAGCTGTCCGCTCGGTACAATGAGCTGACGAAAGAATTGAAGAAGCTGAATAGGTACGATGCGGAAGCAGCCGCCAGAGCCAAGAAGCTGAATGGTGAGAGACTATCCTGTTCTCAGGCCATGATCGCCAATTCGTTCTCGCAGTATGCCGGTACCGCCTACACAGGAGACAAACCAACGCCAAAGGAGTTTGGAGACAATACCCCAGTGGTCAGGGCTACCGCTCTGGCGATCAAGGAACGCCACAAACAGAATCCCCAGGCCAGGGTGATCATCTACATTGGCAACCTGCAAAATAAATCGCTAGGCCTGAACTTCCACCATGCGACCAGGGACTACCTGATCCAGGAGTTCGGCTACAAAGCAGAGGAGATCGGACTGATCAATGGATCCGTGTCGCAGGCCAAGAGAGTGCAGATGCAGGACGCCTTCAACAAAGGCAAGGTCAAGATCATGATCGGCACCTACGCTATGGCCGAGGGTGTGGATCTCCAGAAACGCACCACTGACATCTTCGTCCTCACGCCTATGTGGAACTACACCAACTACAAACAGCTCGCAGGACGAGCCTGGAGGCAGGGAAACGAGAATAAGCACCTCATGTACAACCTGATGCTCACCAAGAACACCGGAGCCGTCTTTGTGGCTCAGAAGAACGCACAGAAGGAACGGCGTGAGAAAGAACTGAATAAAGCGGTCAAGCGTGGTGAACAGGTCATGGAGGTTGAGGGAGATGAGGTATCGTTTGATGAGGTACTGGCTTCGCTGATGACCGATCCAGTGCAGAGGGTGGAGATCGAACGCAAGATGGAAGAGGAATCGATCAAGATCGATCTGGCTGGCCTGTCCGGCCGGCTGGCTACCCTAGAGGATCTCTGGCAGGGTATCTCGGTGAAGAACCTGGAATACCTGATCAGGGAGGATGAGGCTCAGATCGAGAGCAACCAACGCCGGATCGCTGAGGCAAAGCAGTTTATGAAGGACTGGCCGGATGATGCCAAAAAGCAGGAACAGTACACCAAGCAGATAGCGGCCAACCATAAGAATATCGCCAGCAAACGAGTGTCGATCACGAATATCAAAAGCCGGATCGAGACCCTGGCCAGGCAGAAGGAGCAGGAGGGTGTCACCCAGGAGATGATCGATGCCCTCAAGGCTAAGATCGAAGAGAAGCGGAAGGCGAAAGATAACATCAGTGCTAAGTTCGCAGAGAAAGAAAAGCAGGCCATCGAAGATCGCAAGAACATGAAGTATGAGGAGAACGACTACAAAGCCATCACCCAGGAATACCTGGAGCGATCCGCAGGCCTGTTCCCCAGAGTGTCCGTGTTCCCGAAGATAGCGGCCGGCACCTCTGCTTCCTTTGGCGGCAGCCGTATGGCCTCATACGAGCCCAGGGAAAAACAGCTGGAGAATAAAAAGTTCCTCATGCGTGACAAGGTGGTAGGCCTGATCGACAAGTATGCACAGAGCATCGGTGAAGGCTTCCTGCCCTATAGAGCGGCCGGTATCTACAATCAGAGAACCAAGAACATCAGGGTACAGTCAGTCAATAACCTGAGTGTCGCCGCTCACGAGATCACGCATTTCCTGGATCACGCCTACGACATCAGCAAGCCCATGCTGGCCACAATCGGAGAGAATGCCAAGGGAAACCCCATCTATGCCCCTGAGACCGCTCCTTTCCGCAAGGAAATGACCAGCCTGTACGAAACCTACTACCCAGGCGGAAGCAAAAAACACTCCTTAAAGAAGAGAATGGTAGAGGGATTCGCCACTTTGCTACAGAAATATGTAGAAACTCCCTCAAACATAGAGCTTTTGTACCCAACACTGGTGAAGGAGTTTTTGCAGGAGGGTGGGAAATACTACAAGCCGATCATGGGCGAAATCCTCAAGGATCTGAATGACATCGTTGCGGAGTATCAGGCACTGGACGAGATGGCCGAGCTGGCCGCAGTCATGGTGTCGAACGAGAAAGAGGATGTGGTAGACAAAGAGAGCTTCCTGTCACTACATGAGAAACTCCGGACAGAGCTGGCTGATGGCCTGTTCCCCCTGGAGGTTGTAGATCAGGATCTCAACATCTTCAATACGAAGAAATCCAGCTATCTCGCTATGACGCAGGCCAGGAACTACAAAGCCATCGTCGCCAACAATCTGTTCAGCGACCGTGGGTACTACGCCTGGCGGAACGGTGAGTTCGTCAAGGTGCACAAGTTCAACTGGAAAACCCTGATCGACAACTTGAGAGAAGACAAGACACTGGACACCTTCGGCTATTACCTTGTGGCAAGGAGACAGCATTTCGACTACCTGGAGCTGGACGAGCTGGCACAGAAGATCATCGACATCCAGGCGGCGTATGACAACATGGCGACCAGCCTGGTGAAGAATGACGGTGTGGCTGAGGCCGATGTGGCCAAGGAGATTCGGAAGCTCAAGAACGCAGACGGTCTATCCCTGGATGAGGAGCTGGAGCAGGCGATCAATGACCGAGCCGAGCTGGCACAAGTCCTGGAGCAGGATGGCTTCGTTCGTGAGAAAATGACCAATGTGTACGAGCACAACAAAGCTCAGTACGCCCAAGACGAGAAGATGTACGACACCCTGGTGGCTGAGGATCTGGACTTTCTCGCCGCTCCGGAGATCCAGCTGGTGAAGAAGAAGAAGAGAGACGAGCTCAAGAAAAAACAGGGCTATGCTACCTACAAGCGTGAGGTGGAGGATCAGATCGTTGGTGAGGCCAATGGATCCTCGGCAATCAAGGTGGGCAAGACCAAGGTATCGTCCATGATGAGACGCACTGGATCCGAGAAGAGCATCTATAACCCGATCTATGGGGCGATCCTCAATCACTCCGAGATCATCAAGAAGGGGCTCCAGCAGGCGGTCTACAACCGGATCGGGGACATCGCCATGACCGGCGGACTGCCGCTCCTGTTCGAGAACGGCACCCTGGAAGTACACAGGGATGAGAAGTCCGGCCGGCTCTCCTATCCTCAGGAGAGGGATCCTCATATCATTATGGCCAGGATCAAGGAAAAGCGTGTGCCTATCCTGGTAGACGCTCAGATCAAGTTCATCATCGACAATGCCCTGACCTACAAGCATATGCACATATTCGAGCAGCTCCTGGTAACGGCCGCCAAGATGTTCACCCTGGGCACCACTGGCTTCTACTGGATCTTTCCAGTGACCAATGTTCCCCAGGATCAGATCACTGCGGCAGTCAATTCGAGCCACAAGTTCATACCTCTGATCTCTCCGCTCAAGACACTATGGGACATGGTGTGGAAAAAGGATCCGGTAACACAGAAGTATTGGACGGAGTACATAGAGCTGGCCGGCATGAGGCAGACCATGGTGGGATCCGTGGCTATGTCGCCGGTCAGGCTGTTCTCTGCGATCAATCAGGAGAAGAACGCAATCGAGAAGGTCATCGATCTGGTATCGAAAGGCCTGGATCTCATGGCTATGCCCTCATCCGCCAGCGAGATCATCACCAGGATCACGGAGTATATCAATTCCAGGAAGGCCGGCGACACCCAGGCCGCAGCACTGGAAAAGGCCGCTCGTGTATCTGGCTCGTTCTCTCACATCGGCCTCTTGTCTAACCGGATGTTCAATAAGAAGAGCCAACGGCTGTCTGGTGAGGCATGGTGGAAGATGAACGCATTTTCCAATACAGGCTTCCAGATCCTCGACGGAACACTCCGAGCCCTGGAGGGAGCCGATGGCGGATCCGGCAAGCCACCTGGAAACATTCTGGGCTGGCAGTCGTCCGGCTTCGGGAAGAACCGACGATTCAAGCTCACCCCTGGCGGCCGGCGTGTCTACTTCGCTGTCCTGGCGACGATGGCGGTCATGATCGCTTCGATAGCCTATCTCAAGCAGTATGCCAGTGAGGAACAGAAACAACAGTGGCTGGATCTCTACCCAGAGGATCTGACCAAGTTCGTCTACTTCCCCAATTTCGGAGGTAGTGGGCTCACCAGGATCCGTGTCAGTGAGACCTTCAGTTCCCTGGCGGCCGTGGTCAATATGCTGATCGGTGAGCAGATCCTCGGAGCTGACTACACGACCAATGACTACATCACCGCCGGTACCTCCTGGCTGCCGCAACAGTTCAATCCGCTCCTGCCTATGAAGTGGTTCCTCAGTATCTGGCCTACCACTGTCATGAATGTCCTGACACCTATGCTGGGAGTAAAGACCTATCCGGAAGTGCGTGCTCTGGAAAGCATTGGACAGTCCAGGCTCCCACCTAGTGACCGTATGAACGAGGACACATCCTGGATGGCGAAGCAGATCAGCAAAATCCCTCTCATGGATGGAAAGAACCTGGGCGACACGCTGAATATGTCGCCGCTCAAGATCGATGCCCTGATCACCGGCACCCTGGGACGAGCCTCAGGATACGCGACCGGCAAGCCCTCCATGTGGAAGGCCAGCAATCCGTTTGAACGAGAATACTATTTCACCATGGGGCGGCGTGTCGGTGTGATGTATGATGTTGTCAGTGCAGTGGATCAGCAGTACAACCGGTACCAGCATGGAAAGATCACGCTGTCATCTGACCAGGTGAGAGATCTGTACCGCAAAAAGCAGATCGGTGATGCGTTCTCGGAAAGTATGTCCGATTTCAGGAAGCTGGATATCGAGCAGACACCTGAGAAAAAGGTAGTGAAACAGAGAGAGGACATCATCAAACTGATCGATATGATGGAATCGGACAAAGTTCTGCCAGGCTTCAGCGATAAGAGGACGACCTACTGGAAGAACCGCCGGAAGAATTTGCAGGAGCTATAAAGGAGATTCGATGCCAGATGTCACGATGGAAGTGCTGATCACAGCGATTGCCCAAATAGGAATAGGAGGGATATTCGTATGGCTGTACATCAATAAGGACAGACAGCATCAGTACTTGCAAGACAAGGTGTTGCGAGTGTTCGAGAAACAAACAGAGATGAATGGAGAGCTCAAATCTGTGATCCAGAAGAACACTGAGGTATCAGAGAAAACCCTGACTCTCACGGAGCAGGTGTACAAAGAGCTACTTATTGGAAAAGGAAGGGATAGAACATGAGCGTTGATACCTTGAGATGGGTGAATCTGGTGGTGTGCGTGTTGTCGCTTGTTCCATCATTCTCTCTGATGATGATGTTGTGGAATGAGCGAAGCTGGGCCAAGAAGAGGCTCCTGTTGAATGGCCTCCTGGTCTCCCTAGTCGGTGTCCTGGGGATCCGATCAATCATACAAATCACTATCTACATTTTTTTACTGGCCAGCGTAGCAGTACCAGCTCTGGTGATCAATACGAGCAACCTGGTCGCCAATCTTATCTCTACCATATCTGTCTGGTTCCTCTGGCTGTACATCAATCATGTGAGAAAGGGGTGCTGACATGGAGATCCTGTCTCAGCGTGATCCACGCTGGAAGTCTATTGTGCTTGGAAAATCCAATACCAAAATCGGAGGCTACGGCTGCACGATCACCTGTGTGGCCATGCTGGCCGGCCTGACGCCGGATGTGGTCAATGCTCGCCTGAACGAGGTGGGAGGCTACGCTGCACCAGATAACGCTCCCACGCAGAAGAACCTGATCAACTGGTACAAGGTGAACGCAGCGATCCCTGAGCTCCAGTTTCAGAGCAGGGTGCGGAGCATGGACTATGATGCCGTGAATGGTGCGGTCAACAACTTTGGTGCCTGCCTGGTGGAGGTGGACTTCGATGGAGCCAGGGGAAATCTCCGGCACTGGGTACTGTGGGTAGGCGGTGGCCGGATGTACGATCCCTGGACTGGTACAGAAGAGGACCTCGGGAAATATGAGCCAATCGGTTTCGCCATTATTGCCAAGGAGCCAGAGATGTCAGAACGCCAAAAGCAGATCCTCTCCAGGATCGGGGACGAAAACAACTTCTTCCTGGACGGAGATCCTATCACCCCTACCCAGCTACTCACGCTCTCCAGGGAAGAGGTGGATGTCTTCATTGTCGCTCAGTCCCAGAGAGACGCACTGTACGCCTCCCTCAAGGATCAGGAGCAGGCCAGGATCAAAGCGGAGAACGCCGAGACGGCCGCCAAGGATCAGCTGGCCACGACCAAGACCGAGCTCACCGCCAGCCGGCAGAAGGAAGCGGAAGTGGTGGGTAAGCTGTCCGTGATCCAGCAGCAGATCGACACGCTCACCAGGAAGCAGGAGATCTCGGACGCCAACTACAAAACACTCCAGGACAAATACCAGACAGACATGGCAAACAAGGACGAGCAGACCAACGCCGCACTCAAGGCCTGCCAAAGTCACGCTCAGGAGTATGAGGATCGACTGGAAGCAGCGCAGCAGGCATTCGCTCTGCATCTGTCCCAGAAGGATCAGGAGATCAAGGATCTCAGAGCGGCGATCATGGGAGAGCAGACCCCGGGAGATCTGTGGTCAGCGTTCTGGCGGAAGATCATGCGGATCAAATAGTCAAAGACATTAAGCTCGATGCTTGGTGTCCTCTACGGCAGGACGCCATTGTGGGCGATTTCGCACTACAAGGCCTCTTCCTGGTCATATAAGGTGTAGGGCTGGATAATCTATCATTTGAAAGGGCAGTTTATGGACAAGAAGGCACTGCTTGAGGCAACAAAGGAGTTTGGACGGTATGCGGTGATCGCTGTTGGATCCCTGGCGATCACGATTGCTGTGGATTTCGTGGCCGGTATGAACCTGAGCCCTGAGATGAAGGTGGCGATCACGGCGATCCTCACCCAGGTCGGCCGGTTTTTGGACAAATATAGGTTCGTCTCCACGAAAAACAATCCGGCAGTCGAGACGAAAGGCCTGGTCGATTTCTAGAGGGATCCTCTGAGACCCTTGACGTAGGATCGGCGGCGTGGTACAATCTTCGTGTAATCTCTATGAGGCAGAGGAATGTTGAAAAATTGGCACCAAATCCGTCTTTTCGTTCATCAAATACAGTGCTGGTCTGCTCGGTATGCCAATACCTTCAACGCCAGCCCCTCACAAGAGGCACTACTTCGGTAGTGTCTTTTGTTGTGTCCAGAGGAGTAGTCATCCGTTTGCATGGTAGCTGTCAGCAAGAGCTATCGAGCCTGATAGACTTCTCAGCCCCCTGGACACAACAAAGGATTTATCTCTAGGAGGTCTCATGGATAATGTAGTGCGGTTCATCGTGGCCGTGGTGCTCTTCCTCTCCCAAGCTCAGGCTATTGTACCGGCCGATCAGGTAGAGAATGTAGTGCGTACCGCTCCTGTAGAGAGCGTATCCTATGAGGATGTCTACGCTGTTCCGTCCGTGGGAGCCTCCCCGATCTCCACGCCTATCATGGTACCGATCAGCTCCGCTCTACTCACGCCGAGTAGGGAAGTGGATCTGGACGAGACCGGCCAGCTCACCGACAAGGGCATGGAGCAGGTAACGCAGAATTGGGCTGTGTTCTGGGCAATCAATCCGGAGCTGGAAGCTCACATCAACGGTCAGTGATTGTATCCGGATCCCTGGGCTCAGCGATGAGCTCAGATCTCTGAACACAATCGAACATCCTGCCGATGCGGCATCCGAGGGAAGCCGCTTTATCAAAACCTCGCAAGCCTGGATCCAAAACCTGCAACGCCGACCCCTGCGACAGGTGCCACAGATGACATGATTCCAGGAGAGAACCGGAACAGTACCTCAAAGGGCAATCCCCAGGAGCACCACGGTGGAGATACTTTCGGACGCAGTGATGGACAGAGCCCACAGGAAGATAAGATACTGTGGCGAATGGGGGAGGACAATGGAAATTGCGGTTTGAGAGGTGGATGTGGCGGTCGGGAGATTTAACTCATTCTCCAAAGCCGTAGGAGATCCTGTCCAAGAGAGCAGACTCACAGATCGTCAGGCATCTTTTTTCGTAGGCTCACCGAGAGAAAAACATACTCTCATTTGAAGCCTCGCCATATAAGCCTGATGAGCATCCACCTCTCAGATCATAATTTACCCACCAGGAAAGGATCAGTATGGAAAAGCTCAGTCTCGATGAGAAGTGTACCAAGTGCGGATCGCAGAATGTCGATGTGAAGTATCACCTCTCCACTGGCGTCTCATTCTATGAGGGTGAGCCCATCGGTGTACCTGTAATGCGTGTCACCTGTGCAAGGTGCCTTTTCTCCTGGATCCGGCTACCCATGGACGCAACGATAGGAGGGGAGCATGGCTAGGCTCGACTGGCAGGACTATGAGGAACAGGCGTTCCAGCATTTCTATGATCGTGTCATGGTGGATCTCGCAGGGAAGTGTGCCAGCAAACGAGCCGCCGGCCGAGCGGAGCGTGGTATGTCAGCCTATCAGGCCACTATAGAGCAGATGCTAGGGCATGATCTGATCGATGAGATAGAGCAGGAACTGTTAGACGCTCGCAATTATATAGATGACTACTTCATCCAGAAGGCACTAAGGAAGCTCACAGTGAGGGCATAAGGCAAGTGCTAAACAAAATGTTTGACAAACGCTATAGATCTTTTGTATACTCTGGGTGAGGTCGAAATACCAATCACGGAGAAAAATAGACGACAAAATGAATATCGAACTCAAGAAAGGAGAAAAGCATGAGCCTACTGCAACGGATGGCAAAGCGTAAACAAGTGAGGGAGGTATCCATCGGACTCCGGATTCCAGCCAGCATGGAGCGAGACCTCAAGACAATCATGGACTTTGTGGCCAACAAGGAAGATCGGGCAGTGACACAATCAGAGGTGATCAGAGACATGATCGACATCGGTATCCAATCTATCAAGCGTGGGGCGGCACTCAAATGAAAACGACAATGACCGGTATGGAGAACTTCAGGGATGACGGTATGCAGGGTATAACTTCTATGCTCCCGACCTGGAGAGTAGCACATACAGCCGAGAAGGTGACAACTAATCCACGCTGGGGCGAAGGAGCCCTGATCAAGATCGAGGATGGCAAGGTTACTCAGTGGGTGGACTCGCTTGAGATCGTGATCGTGACCTCAGTGGTTTCCAGGCTCAAGAAGGATAGTGCGAATAACACGGTCTGCTATTCAGAAGAAGGAAAAATCCCGATCAACAAATACATCAATGTCTTTTCCTCTGAGTGTGCATCGTGCAAATGGTGCTTCACGGCCAAAAATGACAAGGACGAGGTACTACCCAACCAGTGCAAGAACCTCTACAAATACCTGTTCTACCAGGTCGCTACTCCCGACAATCTGGAACAGATGATCCTCACCCACGGCAACTACGCATCATGTAAAGGTTTGAAGCACAGGCTCTTCGCAGGGATGCTTCACCCTGATCAGGGTGATACCATGGCGATCTTCGGATTTAAGCTGAAAGTGACCACGGAAATTATCGGTGACAACTACAAGTATCCGGCCGCAAAGTTCGATTGCATTGGCATCAATGATGACGCTCGGATCCTGGAGATCGATCAGTACCTCAAGGGAAAAAAGAATCCTCTCCTGATGGGCGGATCGTCAGATATTCCACAGCTCTCAGCGGTCAGTGCAGTGCAGGAAGATGCACCGGAGACCGAGCCAGCCGTACAGACCATGGATCAGATCATCAAGGATGTCGTCAAGACCGAGCCAGCGCCAGCCAAACAAGATGAAATCCCTTTTTAAGGAACATCGATGTCTGATATTCAGCTCTTGGTTGATATGGATCTCTCTCAGCAAAAACGCATTAAGATCCTACTGGAATGGCGTGGAGAGGCTGGAGCCTTTGTCTACGAGCTAAACGCTCCACGCCCAGGCGGACTAGGGATCGCACAGTACAATGCCAGGATCTTCGAGCTACGGAAAGAAGGCCTGGACATCACGGACGACAACGGCCACTTCGTTCTACACAAAAAAGGTCAATCCACAATGTTCTAGGAGGAACAATGTCCAGGGATGTGCGTGTCATCGGCTACTTCAACTGGAAAGGGTACAAGTGCCGGATTGTATGGAACTGTCAGACGGATAGATACCATGGGATGTACGGCGAAGGGAACGACCTAGTGGATCTCGGATCAGATGAGACCGTCAAAGAGGCGGAGCAGAACATGAAAGCCTATTTAGACTATATCATCAAGGAAAAAAGAAATGACAAAAACAAAAAGCACAGACTGGATCAGTGAAGTGCACCTGACGCTCAAGGCTGAGAAGCTGAATATGCCCAGGGCGGCGAGAGTGCACAGGGAGAAGGCCAGGACATTTATCCTGGGCGAGAGCAAAGGCCAGATCCATCGTGACTGCGTTCGTATCTTCACCAAGCTGAACAATGAGGTGACGAAATGAAGAACAACATCGAGCTAGAGAAACAGAAGTCAATCAATGCCGAGCTCTACGCCGAGATGGCGGATGTCGAGAGCCAGCTGGCACTTCGTAACCACGAACGGTTCCAGCTCCTGACCAGTCTCACAGATCACCGCACCATGATCAGCATGGGCAACGCCAGGCTCAAGAAGATCCTGGCCGACCAGGAAGGCGACACGGACGCTATCGATCCCAGGGACGACTACAAGAAGCATCAGAGAAACCAGAAGGCAGGGGCTGTAGTGGTCTTGGTGGTTATCCTGATCATCGGATGGATGATCGGATCGAAACTCAACAATCCTAAGTCTCAGACCATCCAGGACGCTTCTGCGTCCACGCCAACAGCGGAGGTAGTCCAGTCCCTCCCAGACCATTTTGTTGACGCCGCCGAAATGGTATTCGAACTTCCACCTCAAGAGATATCTGATCGCCCTGACTGGACACTGATCCGGCCGGAAGTGGTATGCCACGGTGAGGATCCTACACAGCGGTACCCGATCCGGCAGTACAGTCTCCAGGGCAAACGACAGAACTGGACTTGTATCCCTCAGTACCTGGTGGACGATCTGGAGCAGGCCAGCCTGGACTACAGCATCAATGTGAATATGCTGGCCGGCCTTTTCAATACCGAAAGTGCCTTTGATCCAAACGCCGTATCAGATGCCGGTGCCCAGGGCTGTGCTCAGTTTATGCCCTCTACCTGGAATTGGCTCTACTCCATCGGAGTGTTCACCGGCGACATGGATGTCTGGTCATGTGAGGACAGTGTGCGTATGGCGGCGATCAAGCTCAGCCGTGACGGTTGGTCAGACAGTGGTGGATGGAAGCAGGCACTCTACGCCTACCTGGGAGCCGGAGCGGACTGGTATGTAGAGCGTGTGCAGTTCTGGGGCAACCTATACCAGAATGAGGTGGTGTAGCCATGATCGCCAGAAAGCACTTCTCCTGCGATCTGTGTCCCAGTATGAGCACTGGAGCTGGCGACTTGAACGACTGGGAGCAGGACTATTGGGCAGATCTCCAGTGCAACGATCCGGCAGATCTGAACATGAAGGATCTAGCCAGAGAGAAGAGGGATGCAGAGAGAGACGATGCAATCAGGCAGGAAAGATGGGAACGGACAAGAATTATCAAAGAACATCGTAAAAATGAAAGGTACGAGGCATGGCTACTAAAACAGTTTTAGAGTTCCTGACCGCCCTGGATGAGATATACAGGGCCTATGTGATACCGTCTAGCTGGACAGAGAACATTAGAGAAAAGACAGTCCTGATCAGCAATATCCTAATCCAGAAATCCAAGATGTATCCAAATGACGATCCACGCAACCTGGCAGCGCACCTGGATGATCCAGTGCCGGACTTCTTAATCCGAAAGGACACCAAATGAACACCGCCCTAGAGCCAAACATAGACGATATGCGAGAGGCAGTGATTGACCACTACTTCTGGAGTCCTAACGAACTAGATGGTGACTTCTGGGGCAATGGTGAAGAAGATCCCGAC